ATGAGCAATGAGACGAAGCGGGACGTGTTCGAGGTGGCACTGAATCATGCGACAAAGACTGGATGGATCGATTATGGTCAGTTGTTATCCCGTTACAATGCCGCCCTTACAGATGATCTGCCGGTGATTCCGCAGGCCGTGGCGTATGCGATTGAGTGGTTCCAGCAGAACGATGAGACCATCGGAGAAGTCTGGCGGAACCTGTACGAAGACGTTGACGATGACTGGCACGAATGCCCACAGCTTCGCGAGGCTGAGGAATGGATGCTCGACAATCAGGACACATTCACTAGAGCTTGGGTATTAGGCCAGTGGGAGGCGAAACGGAATGGGTAAAAAGAAGTCAGCTATCAAGAAAAAGCATCGCCGGATGATGCAAGCGCGCCGCGACAACGAAGCTCATATCGAATTAGTCAAGGAGCGTGCCAAGCATGGCGGCAAGATGACTGTCGATGAGCTGGTCTACAAGACGCTGCATGAATTTGATTGATGGCAGTAAAAAAGGCCACCTCACGGCAGCCTGAATTAACTCGACAAACTAATTCTAGCACAAGGGGTGGATGATCTGATGGCATTAATTCGAGAAATAGACGAACAGGCCTGCCGTTGCAACGCACGGTTAGAATTGAAACAATATCGGACATTATCTCGAATGGCTGGGCGTCGGCTAGACGACATCAAGTCGCCAATCATCACTGACATGCCAAAGACTAAGTCATTCGATAATCACGTTGAGGCATCGCTGATTGCCAAGATTTCTGATACTATGGATGCCGAACGTGAACTAAATTTGATTGACCAGACATTAATGCTGATATCCTTTCGCAGCCGTTGGCTGTTGAGGTTCACCTACTGTATGCCAGAAGAACTTCAACTGTGGGAAGTCGCCGAAAGATTGCATGTAGATAATGCGAAGGTCGTTTCATACCTCAAGCAGATCGCATTGCTTGAGTTTGCAGAAGCATATCCAAATCAGGCGTTGATGGCATGGCAAGATTAAGCGTTCCAACTTGGAATATATTAGACAATAATTGGAACAAATAACCAATATACAGCGATATTATGATAGTGTTGAATGATTCGGGTAGCGATAATCCGCTGATGCTTCAACTGGTAGGCAAATGTGAGGCTATGCCCCGTTGTCTGAATGTTAATAATGGAATTTTTCGACTTGGGTTCCCGGAAACCAGCTTACCAAGTTGAGTGCAATCGTAGCTTAAGGTAAAGCGGCACGTTAGCGCGACGTGAACACGATGCGGGTTCGAATCCCGCCGGATGCATAGGGACCAAGTCTGGTAAACCCTAGGAGTAGGTACCGTACTATGGCACTTCATTAAGGTGAGGTGCTATTTTTGTGCAAACAAATAGCCGGCAAATGCCGGCCAAAAGATTAATCTTTATTGAACTTTTCTTTTACATCATCAACGGTATCTTTAACGGCATCTTTGGCATCGTCTAACTTTTCTTTTACTTTGCCAAGTACGCCTTCAGCCTTGCCTTGTGCTTCACGGGCCTTATCACCAGTAACTTTACCTTCAACTTCTTTGGCTTTACCGGAGATTTTGTCCTTAGTGCTATCAATTTTACCATCTAAGCTCATAGATATCACCTCCCTTTACTAGGCATTATCTCACAGACTTATTAAATAATGCAAACAAATAGCCCTCGGTTGGGGGGACCAAGGGCACACACTGAAATGGGTGTTAGGGGGTGAACAACATACAACTGTTGTTCAAATTCATTATATTTCAGCAGGTGAACAGATGCAATAGGCAGAATAAACGAATTGTCTATTTAAAGCACGTTGTCTCAATATTGGAGGAAGAATACGTGTATTACTTTTTATTGCTGTTGACGCTAGTCTTTGTGCTGGCCAAGCTATTCGGATTGATTGCATGGGGGTGGCTGCTAGTGTTCATGCCGCTGCTTGCATGGATGATCTGGATAGTATTCTGGATAGGGCTGGCAATCGTCATTGGATTGCATGAGGACTAGGCCATGCGCGTGAAGGTATGCCGCAAGCCTGGATGCAATAATGTAATCCCTTATGCTCAAGCAAACCCATATTGCTCTGAACATACAGGCTTGTATAAACAACCTAGCTATGCTGATGCCGCAAAGCATGTTAAACGTGACACATCGTACTACGACAGATACAAGCGTGACAAAGAGTCTGCTGCATTCTACAAGTCTAAGATATGGGAACACACAGCACGCGATGCTAAGGTTCATGCATACTTCACTTGTGCATGTTGTGGCAAGACCTATGACAAGCCTGGATATCTTGTTACCGATCACATCGTGCCTTTGAGAATCGACAGAAGCAAATGCTTAGACCATGACAACCTGTGGGTGCTGTGCAAGGGATGCCACTATTGGAAGACACAGCTTGAGGAAAAGATATACACGTCACAATCCAGAATTGAAAATTTTGACACCGCGACTAAATGGACGCAAAGCAAAATTATAGAATGGGTACTCGCTCACAAAAAATAGGGGGGGCCTATGCTGTTCAAGGGGAACCTTCACACACCAGTGTCCATTTGTCGCGAGACCATTTTTGAAAAATTTCGACTTTTGATGCCTAAATCCCTAAACGACGGCATTTCAGCATAGAAAGGAGGCGCTTTTTTGCCAGAAAATCATCCAAATTTAACCATTTTACATGCTGGTTCCTCTGATGATCAGTCCAACGGTGGCGATGGCATGAAGGATATCCAGAACACGCCTCCTGTTCACCTTGACGACGAAGCAAGCCGAGTATGGAAGGCACTTATTCCCGAAATCAAGAAACTCGGTTACCTCAAAAAAATTGACCAGCCCAGCCTTGAGCTATATTGCCGTTATTACTCGCTTTACATTAAGTCTGAGCAGTTAATCGAACAACAGGGACTGTGGATTTATGACAACGATAACGTTGCAGTAAAGCGTTCCCCCGGCGCTGTTCAAATGGACTCTTGTGTGAAGAATATGAAGTCGTTAGGGCATGATTTAGGACTGACATTTGACTCTGGATTACGTCAGATAACTGTCGAAGAACCGGAAAAGCCTAAGAAAAACAGTCCGTTGAAGGAGGTGGGGTTTGGTGCAGACGTTTGATTTTACCGGTGTAACTGATATTCGCGGATACGTAAAGCCGCACCGATCTGACTACCAAGGGCTGCTGGATAACTATCACGATCCAGGAACAAGATACGCTTATGATGTTATGTTCAGCAATAAATACATGACTGGCAGAGATGTTCAGCTGGCATGTATTCGGCACTTGAATGATTTATTGCGGATTGGCGATCATGATTTTCCCTATCAATACAGCCCAGACATGGTGAATGCAATTGAATACTTTTCACGACTGCTTCCCAATCCAGACGATACTTCAAAAACAATTCAACCATTCAAATGGCAATCGTTTATTCTTGATAGCTTGATTGGCTGGAGAACTATTGACAATGGCACTCGATTCACAACCTCCAATATTTCTATTGCTCGGCAGCAAGGCAAAACTTGGTTAGCATCAATTCTAATCAACTTTTATTACTTTGTAGTCTGCTGGAATGCGACATCACAGGACTTGCTAGTGGCCAGTTACGATAGTGAACATGCAACCAAGCTGTTCAATGACGTATCTTTGCAGGCAAAGACAATTTTATCTCTGCCGGACTTTGCAGATGATGCTAGAGAACGAGGCGTGGAAGCTCAAACCACGCAGGTTATCGCAAAGAACACTAAGAATACGATTCGTAAGGGTACTTCACAAGGCGGTGGCTTTGACAGTTTCCACAATGCAATCGCTGTTTACGATGAAATTGGTAACTTGAGACCTGCGTTAAATGAGACCTTGAAACAGATTACATCCGGTCAAAACGGCATTAAGAACAGAATGTTTGTCAAAATTTCAACGGCTTACCCTGATATCAAGGTTAAGTTTAAGAATGATGAAGACGTAACTAGGACTGCCATTGAGCATGACGCCGTTCGAGACGCTGACAACGTATTCCAAGTGATTTATGCTCAGGACTCGGAGGATGAGGTGTTTGAACCCGAAACATGGGCAAAATCTAATCCTAATCTACTTGAGTTGCCAAAGGGCAAACGGGACAACCTTCAAAAGGCTCTTAATCAGGATCGCAACGATAATGAACGTGAGGGAACACTTGAAACCTTCGTCAATAAGTCATTAAACCTGTGGAGCCGTCGCTTCCAGAATAGCTATCTGTCTCTAGATAACATTCAGCGCAGCATTATTGACCATTTCGATGTGAATGGACGTGATGTATTTATCGGTTTTGACGGGTCGCAGACCAATGACAATACGTCTTTTGGCTTCATCTATCCGTACACTGACCATGACAAACACATGTTTCATGTTCAGCAACACAGCTTCATCCCATTTGCACAGGCAAAAACAATCGAGTCCAAGTCAAAACAGGATGGGTTGGACTATTTGAAGCTTCAAAAAGAAGGTTTTGTGGATATTACCAATCTTGCATCAGGCGTAATCAACACCAATCAGGTTTATCAGTGGCTGGTTGATTATGTTAATCAACATCGGCTTAAGGTCAAATTTATCATTGCTGATCCAAACCACGGTGAATGGCTCGAAAAGAAACTGGAGAATTATCAACCGCAGTGGCAATGGTTTCCTTTGCCTCCGACTTCGTTCAAGCTGAATGAGCCTACTAAGGACTTTCAGAATTTGTTTATTAATGGCAACATTTCGATGCTGAACGATCCGCTGCTGATTGATGGGCTAAACAATGCTGTACTGGTAGAAGACCGTGGCGGTTCAGTCAAGATTGACCGTCAAAACCGTACCAACGATCACATCGATACGACTGATGCGCTTATTAATGCCCACGCGCAAGCAAAGTTCTATTTTGAAAACTATCATGATGAGGGATATAACCCGCTGAATGACTTAGACACACAAGGAAAACGTGACTTCTTCAAGGCAATGTTTGGAGGTGGTAAATAATGGCAAAGATTATTAGCAATTTGTTCATCAATTGGGGCACGGTGATGCTCTTCATCACTGGATTGGCACTGATTGCAGTAGCAGCATTCACCTTTAACGTTGCTATTGGTTATCTAGTCGCAGGCTTTGAGCTGTGCTTAGTTGCTTACATTCTGGACAAAGAAAGGGGGTGAAGTTAAATGGGACTTCTAACCCCTAGAAATTTCAACAAACGTAAGGCCAAAAACATGGTCTATCCGAGCAACCCGGCATTTTTCACGACCACGGTTGGCGGCATGCAGCTTTCTTATGTTTCGGCGCTGTCTGCTTTGCAAAACACTAATGTCTATAGTGTGATCAACCGCATTGCTAGTGATGTTGCCTCGGCGCACTTCAAGACCGAAAATACTGCAACCTTGAAACGACTTGAGAGCCCTAGCGGCTTGATAGGCCGTTTTTCTTTTTGGCAAGGTGCGTTGATGCAGTTGTGCTTGTCGGGCAACGACTATATCCCGTTAGTTGGGCAAAGCTTGGAGCATATTCCCAACTCTGACGTCCAAATTAACTACTTGCCAGGCAATACCGGCATCGTCTATACGGTTTTAGAGAGCAATGATCGTCCTCAAATGGTGCTTAGGCAGGACCAAATGCTTCATTTTAGGCTCATGCCAGACCCACAATATCGGTATTTGATTGGCCGATCGCCTTTAGAGAGCTTGCAAAACGCTCTTAATTTGGACGATAAAGCCTCAAAAAGCAACATGAGCGCTATGGAAAATCAGATTAATCCTGCTGGACAGCTCAAAATCAGTAACTATTTAAGCGATGGTAAAGACCTAGAATCCGCCCGTGAAGAGTTTGAGAAAGCCAATACTGGTGATAACTCTGGCCGCCTGATGGTTTTACCTGATGGGTTCGATTATACCCAGCTTGAAATGAAGACTGATGTATTTAAGGCCTTGGCTGACAATTCAGCATACTCTGCTGACCAAATCTCCAAGGCATTTGGTGTGCCTAGCGATATTTTGGGCGGTGGCACGTCGACTGAAAGCCAACATTCAAACATTGACCAAATCAAGGCAACATATCTGGCAAACTTAAACTCGTATGTAAATCCAATCGTGGATGAGCTGCGTTTGAAGATGAATGCACCCGATCTTGAATTGGATATCAAAGATATGCTAGACGTTGACGACTCAACACTTATCAATCAGGTATCAAATCTTGCTAAGGCTGGTGTGTTAGGCGCAGAACAAGCGCAATTCATGCTCACACGATCCGGATTTTTGCCAGATAACTTACCTGATTTTGAACCGCATACCAGCCCAACGAAGGGAGGTGATGCCTGATGATTTACGCAATCGACTTTGATGGGACATTGTGCGATGGTGCATTCCCACAGATTGGTAAGCCGAAACTGGATAACATTGCAAAAGCAAAGCAGTTGCAAGCAGAGGGAAACAAAATCGTGCTTTGGACGTGTAGGCAAGATGACCAACTTCAAAATGCGATTGACTGGTGCCACGATCATGGGCTTGATTTCGATGAAGTTAACGAAAACTTGCCCGAATCCGTGAAAAAGTTTAACGGATCAGACAGCAGAAAAGTTTCTGCTGATTTTTATATTGATGATAAAAACTTGTCTTTTGATGAATTACCGAGAGGAAGTGATGAAAACGTGAATACGATTCCTGTTAAGGGATATATTACCAGCGATGACTCTGCACCTATTTATCGTGATTGGTTCGGAATGACGGTAGTATCACCGTCAGATGTTACTGATGTACTGCCTGACGATGGTTCTGATGTCACACTTGAGATTGCCTCCGATGGTGGCGAAGTTGACCCAGCTACAGAAGTATGCAATGCGCTTCGCGATTATAAAGGCAATGTAACGGCAAAAATCGTATCAAACGCATACTCTGCGGCCACCATTGTTGCCATGGGTGCTAACAAAGTACAGATGGCCCCAGGGGCAAAGATGATGATCCATCGTGCGTCAAGCGACGCCAGTGGGAACTCTCACGAGATGGATGCGGCATCTGACATGCTGCAAACTACAGACAGTGCAATTGCAAACATCTATGCTGCTAAGACGGGCAAGCCTGCCAATGACTTTTTGGCATTGATGGACAAAGAAACATGGCTAGACGCCGATCAAGCTGTCGAATTAGGATTGGCAGATGAAAAGCTAGATTTCGATACGCCAATTGTAAATGCGGTGGGCCCGATTATTCCACATCAAGCAGTTCAACGAATTAAGAATCTAAAAGATGAAAATGACAAGTTACGCAGTCAACTTCCTAAGCAGAACGATCTGCTAAACAAGAAGCTGGCTATTTTTTATGACAAAAAGGAGGTCCAATAATGGACAAGTTACAAACGATTTTTAATGAAGTTAGTGCCAAGTGTGCCGACCTCAACGCCCAGCTCAATGCAAAATTACAAGATGAAAATGCATCTGTGGATGATTTTCAAAAGATCAAGGATGACTTGACCGCTGCCAAGGCACGTCGTGATGCCATTAACGATCAGATTAAGGCACTTGAAGCCGAAAAACCAGCAGAACCAAAAGCAGAGCCAAAAGACGATGGCAGCAAGAAGGGCACTGACCTGTCTAAGAAGCCAATCGATGCGAAGAAGAAGGCGATTAACGACTTCATCCATAGTCATGGAAAGGTGGTTGATGCTGCAGCCGGTCACGTCACTTCGACCGAAGCAGGCGTGTTGATTCCGGAAGAGATTATCTATGACCCTACCGCAGAAGTAAATTCAGTTGTGGATTTGTCCACCTTGGTTACCAAGACGCCGGTTACTACTCCTAAGGGCACATACCCGATTTTGAAACGGGCAACCGATCGCTTTTCTAGCGTGGCAGAATTGGCCGAAAATCCTGCGCTTGCTGAGCCAGATTTTACTCAAGTAGATTGGGCGGTCACCACGTATCGCGGGGCAATCCCACTTTCAGAAGAAGCCATCGCCGATTCAGAAGTCGATTTGACCGCGCTGGTTGGCCAGTCTATCAGTGAAAAGTCTGTCAACACTTACAATGCGATGGTTGCACCGGTGCTGCAGTCATTCACAGCCAAAGCAACAACTACTGACACTCTGGTAGATGATCTTAAGCATATCCTGAACGTTGATCTTGACCCGGCATATAGCCGTGCACTTGTAGTTACTCAGTCCTTGTTCAACACGCTCGATACTTTGAAGGATAAGAACGGCCGCTACTTGCTTCATGACGCCTCTGATTCTATTACTGACGGTACTGCAAAGGGCACGGTTCTTGGTGTTCCCGTCTACGTTGTTGGTGATATGCTTCTTGGCTCTGCTGCAGGCGATCAGAAGGCATTCGTTGGTGACCTGAAGCGTGGTGTCCTGTTTACGGATCGTCAGCAGGTAACGCTTGCATGGATTGACGATAAAATTTGGGGCCAATATCTCGGTGCTGCATTCCGCTTCGGCGTACAAAAAGCCGATGCCAGTGCCGGTTACTTTGTAACCAACACCGATTCTGCATCTGGCTCTGGTACTGGTAAGTAACATGATCGTTAGTCGCCTAAGAAATAAACAATTCGTCGATATGACGGGCGGCTATTAAGGGAGGGCTGAATATGGCAGATGGTCAAGGGGTTACCCCAGAAGACATGCAAAAATATCTTAACCTTGACACCGATGGCGATGCTTCAATTCTTACCGATATGATCAGTACCGCAGAGGATGCAGTTACTGGGGCCATTGATGACACGATTGGGATTGATGTTTATAGGGCATATCCGTTGTTTAATCAAGCGGTCCGGGTACTTGTTGACTTCATGTATTACTCACGAGGAGACCTGTCCGATCAAAACAAGTCCTATCCGCCCAGCTATGCTTACATGATCAACAGTATTCGTTGGAAGATCCAGCGTGACCAAGCGGCAAAGGCTGGTGATACTGATGGCAAAATTTAAGGCAGCCGATTTCAGCAGAACTGTTGATCTTGGTTCTCCACAATCACACAAGACTGGTGCCGGCATCAATATCACTAGCTTTGTATCAGCTTACAGCCTGCATTTCAAGCAACAGAAGCGGACGCTCACACAGCAGTACACGCTTGTGGGAACACGCTTGGATAATTCAATCACTATCATTGCTCGCCACGATGCTAGGAATGCTAGTCAGAAACAGGCACGCCTTGATGGTGTTGTATATGACATTTCAGACGTTAGCCCAGACGATTCAAACGATGCTATCCGCTATGATTACTTGACCCTCACTAAAGTAACTAGGGGGGCATAGCCAATGGATTTAGACGAAGCACTGAATCAGTGGCAGAAGCAGGTTGAGAAAGCCGCTAAGCTGACAGCAAAGCAGCAGGAAAAGATAACTAAGGCAGGCGCAGATGTGTTAGCCAGCAAGCTGACAGAGGCCACCAGGGCGAAGCATCCGAACACAAAAGGGTCTGGCGGCAAGTATGGTCATTTGAGCGATGATATAGCGTCGTCAACTGGTGATGCTGATGGCAAACATGATGGCAAGTCTGTTGTAGGGTTCACCAAAAAGGAGTTTGTAGCCAGATTCTTGAATGACGGCACTAAATACATTCGCGGTGACCACTTTGTTGATAACGCCCGCGATGATGCTAAAGACGCAGTGTTTGAAGCTGAGGCGGCAGAGTATAAAAAGATTATTGCCAAACTGAATGGAGGCGGTGACTAATGGCGGCAGTAGATGATGCGGTTGCTTTGATTAGCGCAGCTTCTTTAGTTGGCATCGATGAAGTTTATGGCAACAACTTACCAAAAGAGGCTGTAGATAGTCTGGACAAGACAGTGGTGTTGGTGACTGATGCTGCCAATAATCCCTCTGGATATGGCAACAACGACTTCTGGCGATTAAATCAAGAGGTCGAAGTACAAATTTGGTACTCACAAGATTTTGATAACGACCCGGAAACACTAGAGGTCAAACTGATGAAGCTGTTTGTACACAGTGATTGGCAGGTAGCCACGGTTAGGCAGCGCACATTAGATCCAGACACACAGCAGCTGATGAACACATTTTATTTTTCACGTGAAAAGAATATTTAGGAGGTTAAATTTATGGCATTAGTAGGACTGAACATGGTGTCGTTTGCACTGATTGACCCAACCACCCAGCAGATTTTGAAGGGTGATGCAGGGTTGAGTGCAGATGGACTTTATAAAGTTGACACTAAGGATATGGGGTCCAAGACCGCGAACATCACTGGTCTGGTTGGAACTAGCACTAAGCGATACGGTAACAACGTATCTCAGCAGGTAGTATACGGGGCAGCGGCTCCGCAGATTGCTTGGGACGGGCTCAACCTCGATTTTGATATCAAGCAAAAGATTAAGGGTTTTGTGAGTGATGGTAAGGGCGGCTGGACTCCAGCCGATGAACCTGCTCATATTGCGGTTCTGATTGAATCGGGTAGCCTGTCAGGCGGCAGTGTTTACTTTGGCTTCGGTAACTGCACTGCGGTTGAAAGTGAAGCCAACATTCAAACTAACGACGACAACAAGCAAATTGTCGATGATACACTGACCATCAGCGCGCTCGACACAATCGCTTTTGACCACAAGCCTTTCAAGATTTATTCCAGCAAAGACACGTCATTTGATGAAGCGGCAATGCTGAAGGACGTCATGGGTGGCTATGTAGCCGCAACTGGTACTACTGCTGGTGCTACTAATGGTGCTACTAATGGTACTACTGGTGCATAACAGTGTTGTCAGACGCGATTTTGACGTAAGTTAGAACACAAAGATAGATAATCATACGTTTCCGTGCAACTGAGGACGCGTGAGCCGGCACTAGCGGCAAGCACGTGCGAGCCGTGCTGCCGGCGTTAAAGCTAAATAAGGAGAATAGACATGAAGATTAAAGAAAACAAAATTTCAAGCCGCGAACACATTATTAAGGTAACCAACCGCGTCATGAAGGCCACGCTGGAATTGCAACTGACTATGGCCGAGAGTGATACCGATGAAGAAGAAGACGTAAAGCCAATTGAATTTCTACGTAATCAGCAACGGTTGGTAAACAAGGTACTTGACTACATCATAAACACACTCAAGCTTAACCAGAAGGAAAAGGACAATCTGGATGATTTGGAATTTTCTGAATCGGTTGCTATTGCAAACCACATCATTATGCGGGTGCAAGGCCTATCCGAAGAAGATATTAAGAAGTCTGAGGCCGAGCAGACGGACGACAAAAGCGAAGCCGAAGCTGAATAAGCGTGAGATCGTGTTTGAGCTGAAGAACAAGCTTGAAGACTTTAAACTGACAGGTCAGGACACACTGGTTTACTTGCATTGGACGCCTGAACAATGGCTTGATACTGACTTCTACGACTTGATGGAACTTCAAACAGCAAAGAAGCCAAAGGACCGTGAACAGGATCCGATGAAGATGTTACAAAGTTTGGGGCTGATGTAAAGGGGTAGGAGGCTAGTGTACCAACTATCCTTTTTTAATAGGAAGTGAAAAAATGGCACAAAAAATTAAAGCAGAGATGTCTACAGATGTCGCACTTAATACTCTCAAGGCTAGTCAATCGCTCAAAAGTTTAAACGCGGTTATCAGTAGCACTAAGAACGCTTGGAAATCTCAAGAGGTAGCGCTCAAGTCAACTGGTGAATATCTCAAGGCGGCCGAAGTCCGGTATAAGGGCCTAGGCAACAGCATTAAGGCACAAGAGGCAAAAATTGAGAGCCTGCGTGAGAAGCAAAAAAGCCTAGACGTTACAACTAAAGATGGTGCGGCGTCCTATCTCAAGTATCAGAAGGATATTGACAGTGCCACCACGCAGCTGAAATCGATGGAAGCACAGCAGACGCGGGCAAAAACTAGTCTTGAATATCAAAAATCAGGATTGGCTAGCTTACAGACTGAATACAAGCAGATTACCACGGTTTCTAGCAGCTATGTTGAGCGGCTCAAAGCCGAAGGCAAGCAACAAGAAGCCAACAAAGCACAGATGACGGGTTACAAGGACAGCATCAGTAACCTGAATAAGCAGCTGTCAGCACAAGAAAAAGAGCTATCACGGATCGCTACTGCCAGTGGTAAAGATTCTGATGCATGGCGTACGCAAAAGGTACGTGTTAATGAGACGGCTACTGCCTTGGCCAAGACTAAAACCAGCATGAATGAATTAGATTCTGCCATGAAGAAGGCTAACCCGTCTGTATTTACTCGGATCAAGACTGCAATCAAGGGCACTAACAAAGAGGCTGATAAAACACCAAGCCTGTTTAAGAAGATTGTGGCTGGTGGATTGGTTACCAATGCCTTATCTAATGGATTTTCTACAGTCACTAGTGCAATCAAGTCAACCCTCAAGTCTGGTTTAGAGCTTAATGAAGCTGGTGAAAAGCTTAATGACACATGGAAAAACATGGGTAAGTCTGCCAATGACATTACTATCCTTGGCAGTCAGTTAGGCTATTTACGCTCACAAACTGGTGCTACTGGCCTAGAAGTCAACACCCTCCAGAAGACAGTAGACACGATGACCAAAGGTGTTACTGATAAGACTGTGGTTATCAGCGCTGGTATTGCAGGCATTGCCACAGCTTCTCATATTGGTGGGGCTGGCATGGATGCACTTGCAAAGTCACTAACACGGGTTACATCATCTGGTCGCATTACAAATTCAGGTCTGGTACGCCTTGAAAAACAGGCGCCTACTTTGGGTGCTCAGCTTGCTAAGGCCGCTGGTGTTTCACAATCTGCTTTTGCTCAGATGGTAGATAAAGGCAAGATTTCTTCTGATGATTTCCAGAAGTTGCTATACAAGATTGGCACTACAAGTGGAGACACCTTCAAGGCATACGGTAAGACTGCTGAGGGTGCCATGGCTCAGATTTCAGGCGGTTGGACAACTCTTAAGGGAAAGATGGCCGCACCACTGCTAGAAGTTAAGAACAGCGGTATGTCTAGCTTGTCTAGCTTGATCACTAGTCCTATTCTTCAAGCTGCCGCAACCAAACTTGGGCAGTCTATTGCCACCGCTGCTGGTTATGCTCAGAAGGGCCTAGAGTACATTAACAAGCACAAGAAAGACGTTACAGGCATCGCCAGCGACTTGGGAGATATTGTCAAGATTGCCGGTAGCTATGTTTGGGATTCGGCCAAAGGCATCATTAAAGACATTGCTGGCTGGTTAGGTGTTGGCGGCAAGAACGCTAAGACGATGAAAGACCCTCTGGAGACTGTTCACGATATTCTTGACAAAATTGTAAAGAATAAGAGCGGCATTCAGACCACGGTAAAAGTTCTGGCTGGATTGTGGGCGGCAAAAAAGGTGTTTGAATTTGCCGGTGCAGTTAGCCGTGTTTATAGCGGGCTAAAGTCACTTGGCGAGTCAAAGCTTGGCCAGTCCATTGCAGGTAACCTAAAGAAGTTATCGGGATCAAAGTTGGGCACGGCCACGGCGGTAGTCACAATTGCATATGATGCTGTTTCAGATATAAAGAATCTGACAAAGGCATTTGGAAAGAGTGGCACAGTCGGTCAGAAGTTCAAGGCTGTGGGTGAAACCGCAGGCACTGTAATAGGTGGTGGCATTGGCTTCTTCTTCGGCGGTCCACTGGGAGCGGCTGTTGGTGCCTCAATCGGTAAAGTGGTCGGCGGATGGGGTGGTAAAGCCGCTAAGAAGTTTATGGATGGCTGGAGCTCTAAGAAAAAGCCCGCTGGTAACTGGATTGCTACTCTGGGCTGGGATGCTAAGAAGGTCCTTACACCGGTTACGAAGGGCATTAAGAGCCTTTGGAAGTCCATCAGTCCAATTACTAAGCAGATTAGTACTCTGTTTAAGACGATGTGGAAGATTATTACTACTGCCACCTCTAATGCCTGGCACACAATTAAGCCTGTAGTGAAGACACTGGGTAGATTCATTGAATTAACCTTTAAGTCTGTCTCTAAGGTAGTAAAACCTCTGTGGTCTGGACTGTGGAAGACAGTAGGCACGGTACTTAAGGCCGCGTGGGTGCTCATTAAGGCTGTACTGAAGTCCGGACTAAAGGTCATTAACGACTTGCTGAAGGTTTACCTGAACCTCATGAAGGGTAACTGGAAGGGGGTTTGGAACTCCATTAAGTCACTGGTGAAGGACGTATGGACTGGCATTAAGTCTATCATCTCAGCTGGTGTAAAGGGTATCTATAACATTATTAAGACCGTGCTAGGCTCCATCAAGTCAGTATGGCATGGTATGTGGAATGGTCTGAAGACTTTCTTTGGTGGCATTTGGGATGGTATGAAGTCCAGTGCTAGAAAAGGTATGCGTGGGGTCGTATCCATCATTAACGCCGCAATTAAGGGCATTAACTGGGTATGGAACAAGTTCACTGGTCACTCTGCACTGAAGACTATCAAGCTGGCTACTGGTGGTGTCGTTGGTGCTAGTCAGCGGGTCATGCTGAACGATGGTGCAGGCAGTCACTGGAAGGAACTCTACCAGACGCCTACTGGTCAGCTGGGTATGCTCCAGAAGAGGAATGCAGTCACTATGCTCCCTGTCGGCACTCGCGTATATAACGGTGAGGAGACTCACAGCATTATGAATGCGGCTGGTATTGAGCACTACGCTACTGGTGGTATTGTCGGCTCTATCACAAATCTGTTTAAGTCAGGCTGGGATAAAGCTAAGGAAGTTGCTAGCTGGCTTAAGAACCCAGTGAAGAACGTAAGTAAGATGCTCACTAGTGCTGTATCTGGCATGTCTGCTTCTACCTCTATGTTCACTAACCTGGGTAAGGGCATTGTAAGTAAGCTGGTCAGCTCTGTAGTCAAGTGGTTTAAGAAAGGCCTCAAGAAGGTTTCTGACTCTCTAGACGGTGGCTCTAATGTGGGAAACCCAAGTGGCAAGTCTGTTACACGTTGGAAGCCTTACGTAATTAAAGCCCTCAAGGCTAACGGGTTTGGAGCAACGGCTAGTCAAGTATCAGCATGGATGCGCGTTATTCAGCGTGAGTCAAATGGTGACCCTACTGCTGTAAATAACTGGGATAGTAATGCTAAGGCTGGTATCCCTTCAAGAGGTTTAGTACAGACTATTGGGCCGACCTTTGCGGCGTATGCTTTCCCAGGTCATAAGAATATCCTGAACGGTTATGATGACTTACTAGCCGGTATCCATTATGCAAAATCTCGCTATGGCTCTGGTAGTGGCATGTTCGCCCGCGTTTCCGGCCCACTCGGGTATGCTAACGGTGGCTTAGTCAATGGTGCGGCTTACCGTCTTACTGGCGAGGCCGGGCCTGAAATGATTGTGCCTTTGTCAGCGTCAAAGGCTAGTCGGGCTTGGCAATTACTTGGCCAGGCTGTTCAGACAATTAACAAGAACCAAGCAAGTCAGGTACAGTTACAGCCTAGTGCTGGCAACTCAGACATTATCGCTGCCATTAATGCTTTAGGCGTGCTACTCACCAAGCTCAGCTTCAACGTGCAAATTGGCGATGACCAGTTCTACCCAACTGTGGCGCCTAAAATTAAGCAATACAACGACAGGCAAAACAGCTTCAGGGCAATTTGGCAAGATTAAAAGGAGGAATATAGATGGCTGGAATAAGCCTTGTATATAACGGCATTGACCTATCACAATGGTTTGACGTGACAGACGTCCAGAGAAATATTGGCACTAGCCATGTCAATTCGATGACCAAAATTGGTCAGTCAGATGGTCAATTTTGGCAGTATATGACCCGTGACACGAAGACAATCACCATTTCTGGTATCGTTACAAATGCCAACTTGGTTAACTTGAGGCGTGACCTTGGGGCTGCACTCGATGTTGACGAACCGAAGCAACTAATTGTTGGTGATGACGCGGATGTCTACTATTTGGCAATCTACGATGGACAACCAACGTTTGCCGAGGACTGGCGAGGTGGCACTATTAGTCTCAGCTTCATCGTCCCCGATGGGATTGCGCACTCGCTAACGGTGCAGACGTTTGACAATGTTAACACTGATGGCACTCTAAATGATGAGCTGATTATTCAAAACAATGGCACCTATCCGGTGTATCCAATCATTGAGGTGACAATGCACAGTGATAATGGATATGTCGGACTTGCAAGTTCAAATGGGAGCTATCTTGAATTTGGCAATCCTGAAGAAGTTGATGGGGTAATTAAACAGAAGTCAGAGAAGGCTTTATGGGAGGGTTATGACATTGCCCCTAAAACCGCCGTAATCAACTCGAAATTTGCCAGCCTTTATCCGAATTTTCTTAGTGATCCTAATAAACCAAATGCAGTTCGGGGATCAATTGGTTATGCGGATACGGTTGGGCTTGACCCAAACAAAGGGTCAGGAGCTATACCAACATTTATTAATGATAATAATGGCTACTGGGGTGGGCCAACCCTCTATATGCCAATAGCGCCTAACTCCAATGGCAAAGGAACGGGTAACTTCCTGATGAAGACCCGCTTTTATTTTGCCACAAACACTAAGCAGATGGGCCGATTGGAGTTTTCACTTCAGAGTGGAGATCAAGTAGCATATCAATTTATTGTGCGGGACAGCAGCTCCGTAAAAGATGAAATCATAGTTGAATTTTGGGCACAAGACGAGTTTTTAGATGAATTTTCCCTTAACCGTAAGCAATACACCAACGGATTGTATCGTGAACTCACGATTGGAAAACTTGGCAGTAAGGTCACGATGCAGCTTGGCGCAGTAACGCAGGTCAAAGCGGATAACACGGCCACCATTCGGTCAACTATTGTCCGCAATTACAATCTAGACTACATGGCCGGCGTTGACATAGACGGTTACGGGTTTTGGTTTGAGCAGTATAAAAACACAGATCATGCCATTATGGACGTTACGGACACGAAGTTTCAATGGGTAAATGTGGATTATTGGGCCGATATTCCAAACCGCTTTGCTAGTGGTGATGTGGTTACGATTGATACCGCTCAACGTAAGGTATATGTAAATGGGGTTGAAGATATGACCCTTCAGACCATTGGCAATCAGTGGGACCGTTTTAGCCTAAAGCCTGGTGAAACTACGATTGAATCCGTTGCTTCAAGTTGGGCGAATAGTCCCACCGTAAAGATTAGTTTTCAGGAGGCCTATGTATAATGGAATTCTACTTTACTGATCGCCAGTATAACTTGCTTGGAATTGCATCGACTGAACGTGGGCGGTTTAGAATTGCCGGTGAAGTTGAAGCACAGTCTACCAGCGCAAGTACAGTTGCGCTCACGGGGAACCTATACTTCGCCAAAAAGGATCTCAAAGATGCAATTAGAATGTGCGTAGGTGAAGGTGGTAATTACATCCTTTATCAAGATGACCGCGGCATTGGGCATTTTATGACGATTCAAAATACGCAGGTGGACAACACGGGGTGTTCGATCAACTTTCAGGCAGATGATGCTGGTAATGACCTGAAAAATGAGATTGTGGGAGCCTACACAGCTACCAAAGCAATGACGTTTGCTCAGTATTTTAATGCTTTTACTTATGATTCTGGCTGGGAAATTGGTATAAATGAAATTCCGTCAAATGCTCGCACACTTGAATTTACTAGCGAGCAAAGCAGTTATGACCGGATGCTTGAAGTTGCTAATGACTTTGGCGTAAAGATTTATTACAGCTTTGAGATAAATGGCCTGGAGCCTGTACACCGGTATTTGAATGTAGTCAACGTGCTTGGTGCGGATAACCATCTTACGTTACGGCAAGGTACTGACATTTCACAGATTGTTAGTGAAACCAGCACAGCAGACCTCCACACCTCAATTAAGGCCTATGGAGCGACACCGGATGGTGCTAGTCAACCGCTTAATCTCGTTGGGTACAAATGGACAGATAGCACAGGCCAATTCGTTCTCGGATCAGATGGGATACTGCGAGATACAGTTGCCGTCCGCACATGGTCTCGATTGCGAAGTAACAGTAATCCGGCTCCAAAAAGTTCTCACTTACAAATGGTCAAGACTTATGATGCAGCTACCCAAGCAGCCTTGTTTCAATCCGCATTAGCTGATATTAAGACGTACAATCATCCTGCCATAAATTACACAGTGACGATGGCAAGAGTGCCGGCGGAAGTAAGCAAAGGGGATACAGTCTACTGTGAGGATGAAGCACAAGACTTGTATTTTAGTGCAACTGTATTAGAGGTTGACAAGTGTTATTCAATTCCAACTGCATCTACTCTGACACTTGGAGATTTTAAAATTGAGCACGATCAGACCTCAACACGAATAAAACAGGTAGCCGATCAACTGAAGACATTGGAGCAGACCGCTCACTGGTATCCGTGGACACGCTATGCCGATGACGACCAAGGTACGGGCATCTCTTCACTGCCACTTGGTAAAGCCTACATGGCAGTGGTGTGGGGAAAGACAGCGACCCCGAGCGATGATCCGACTGATTATGCTGGTAATTGGGTTAAGGTTGTTGGTGCAACTGGTAAGGATGGTGCTGACGGTCAACCGGGGCCTGCTGGTGCTGATGGTAAGACACCATACTTCCACACCGCTTGGGCAACGGCAGACGGTGGGACTAGTGGTTTCAGCACAACAGACAGCGCTGGGAAGAGTTACCTTGGTGTTTACACCGACTACAACCAAGCTGACAGCACCACGGCATCTAGTTACTCATGGAGCCTGATTAAGGGACCACAAGGAATTAAGGGCGATACTGGTGCAACTGGACCGAAAGGCGACTCCGGTGCTCCCGGTAGTAAGGACGTGCCGATGACGTATGTTCAAGCCACTCAGCCTACCGGCTCAATCGTTAAAGATTCCACTTGGTGGGTGGGCGACAGTATGAAGACTGCTACTGCTCTCAAGCGTTGGGACGGTTCAACTTGGGTGCCAGACACAATTGCACAAGCAGTGCTTAACATCAAAGAGCTTAACGCCATCAATATCAATGGTTCCGTGTTCAATGGGTCCACGTTCAACAGTACCTTTGAAAAGGTTCGGCCAGACGGGGCAGCATTCACAGTATATGGGACTTCGACACTCGAAAATGGGGCCTTGGCTACGACTACGTATAGAGATAGTGATAACTCTCTGTATACAACTACTCAGGTAACCCCCGTGGATATTGGTTCAGCTTCATATTATGGTGGCACTAAGGTGGATGAGGCTTTGCTAAAAGAGGGGCAGCTTTACTTAGGCACTCTGTACAAAGATTCTGCCAGTTCTGACCCATATTGGGAGGCGGGTACGATTACTGCGGATCAATTGCTAATGATGCAACGCTGTGGGTCTGTCTTGTGGACAGGGGTTAAATCTATGAATAGTGACCAAACCATCACACCTTCTATTTCAATTAACAAATGTTTAACCGGATGGCTGCTGACATGGCAAGAATATAGAAACGGCGCAGTGACAGGGACAGGCATTGTCAATACTCCACTTTACAAAAATGACGTCATAGCCCATTCAGGTGCAGGGTTCCCGGTCGGCTTTGTAAACTACGATCAAAACGCAGTTGTAAAATATGTTTATCCAACTACTACAAATATTGAAGGTAATGCCCGTAATGGTTCGTTGAATTACTCAAAAGGCTTTGTTATGACAAAAGTTACGGCATTTTAGGAGGATGGATATGGAAGAAAAAGATAAGGTTCGAGTGCTTTTTGGCCTTGATGCTGATGGATACATTATAGACTGGCAACGAGAGTTTTACGATGGCGAGCAATGGCAAGCACCGTTTGATACGACCGGTGCAGTTGAAGTAGCCGCCCCTGACTTAGCAACCATTGTGCTAGGTGCAACCAAGTGGGTTAACGGCAAGTTAGTAATAGACCATGACAAGCAGGCAGAACTCGAAGCCGAAGCTAATAACGTGGTCCCCACAGCCGAGCAGAAGATGATCAACACACTAGGCTTGCAAAACGCGAAATTGGCGGCACAAGTCACCGCGCTCACCGAAAAGTTAGGGGGCGAGAGCTGATGCGGGACTTTGTAAAACAGATGTACGCGTGGCGTTGCCCGATAGATGGCTATGTAGAAGCTGGAGCAATCACGCCTGATGAATATAAACAAATTACCGGTAACGACTACGCCGCTGGGGCAAATGCCTAGCGGTATTTTTGTGGAAGGAAGTGAGAAAGTGACATTTTTTGGATACACGATTGGTGACTGGGCGGAGTTCATATCAATCATAGGGGCGGGTGTAAGTGTAGGCAGTTTGCTGTTCAAAAAGATTGCCTTAGATCCATTGCGCTCTGATATTCAAGTGCTGTCAGAAACAATCAATCGTCAGCTCAAGCTGCACGAACATTCGCTGGCAGACTTGGGGCAACATCTAAAGACACATGATGAAGAGCTTGGCAGTCACTCGGTTAGGATTACTCGTTTGGAAGACCACGTAGGAATCAAAGGAGATAATAATAATGAAGATTAACTGGAAAGTACGAGTATTGAGTGTCAAATTCTGGCTGGCTTTAGTGCCGGCTATTTTATTGGTCGGTCAAGCGGTAGCGGCGGTATTTGGCTATAATTGGGACTTCGCTAACCTGGGTCAACAGCTCACCGGTGTAATCAACGCGGTATTTGCAGTACTGACTATCTTAGGGGTCGCAGTTGACCCAACTACCCAAGGGATTGGGGACAGCCAAAAGGCACTAGAATACCCTCCGCTGATCACTACAAAGGCGGCTAAGCTAGCAGCCTTGCAGGAACAACTTGACGAACTAAAAGATGACAAAACAGATGACCAGCCAACAACCACTGAGGAGGAAAAATAATGACGTTAAATGGCATTGATGTCGCAAACTATCAAACCGGTATCGGCAAAGTAGTGGGCGACTTCCGCATCATAAAGGCAACCGAGAGCACGAGCTACACTAACCCGGTGTTGGCCGCGCAGATCAAGACCGCGCCAGCGCTCAAAGGCTTCTACCACTTTGCAAGCAATGGCAATGCTCAGGCTGAGGCCGATTATTTTATCAGCAAGGTTAAGCCATATATTGGCAAGGCTGTGCTGGTCTTAGACTACGAGCCAGCGCGTCCGTCTGTCACCTGGGCTAAGTCGTGGTTGGACTACGTCTATGCCAAGACCGGGGTCCGGCCGCTAATCTACATGAGTCTCGCCGTCGAGAACGCTTATGACTGGTCTTCAGTTGTCAAGGCGGGCTACGGCGTGTGGATTGCGCAGTACAACAACTACAACGTCGTCAGCGGCTACCAGCCACGGAATTTGCATGGTTCGCTCAAGCACTGGAAGACAATGGCAATGTTTCAGTATACGTCGTCTGGCCGCTTGGCTGGCTGGGGTGCACCACTGGACTTCGACGTGTTTTACGGTGACGCGAAGGCGTGGGGGAAGTACGCGGCCTTGTCTGGCAAGGTGGTGGCGTCTAAGCCTGCACCCGCTAAGCCCGCAGTTAAGTGTAAGCCGGCCGTCAAGGCCAAGACGTGGAAGGACGCGCTGGGCGTCACATGGACGGCTGAGTCTGGTAAGGCGACACTCAAGTCGGCCATCAACTTGCGGTGGGGTGCGACTACGAAGTCTAGCATCATCGCGACCCTGCCAGCGGGGTCGGTTGTCACCTATGACGCCAAGTGCGTTAGCGGCGGCTATATCTGGGTGCGCCAGCCACGGTCTGGCGGCTACGGGTATCTAGCCGTCGGTCGAGCCAATGGTGCTGGACGTAATGTGGACCCGTACGCGACATTCAAGTAGCATGCCAAAGTAGTATAGTAGATGGTCAATTGCTAGGTTCTGATAATTGCCTTCCTCGCAGTCGCGGGGAGGGCTTTTTTTATTGACATTGGCTATCACGTAGCGCATTCTGGATTTAACCCAAATACGATAAATTGGAGAGATGCGGTATGGCAAAGTTGGACTTTACTGTACATTACACTGGTTCTGCTCTCGATGAAGGGAGAATGCCCATTAGGGATTTAGCCCCTGCCCTCTTGGCGCTTTCTGAAACTTTTCAAGCAATTCAAGAAATGGAAAATCCTGATGAACCTGCGATTTCTGCGGATATTCAGGCCACAAGCAAAGGCTCTTTTATTGTCAACATCATATTGGCGAACGGACAGGATATTTTTCAGGGGGCCGTTGATTTATTAAGTGGGAAGGGCTCATCTGCCCTTATAAACCTAATAACGTATATTGAAATATTTAAAGGGGCAATCGGTTTAGTCATTGCTCTTCATAACCATAAGATCAAAAAAGTTGATGATTCTTCCGATGGAAATGTCACAATTAAAATTGATGACGATACCACGATTACAATACCCGCATCACAATTACGTGCATACAGAAACATTGAAGTTCGCAAATCAATTGAGAATGTGGTTAAGCCTTTGAAACAGCCTGGAATTGATGGAGTTAGTTTTTCTTCTACCAAGGTAGAAGAAGTGTCCATATCCTCTGACGAGGTGCAAATGTTCGACGCTCCGGAAGCAAAGGACGAATCCTTAACTCCAACTGTTGCGGAACTATATTTACAGCTCGTAAGTGTTGCGTTTGAACATGGTAAGTGGAAATTCTCAGATGGCAGCAATCAGTTTTACGCTAAGATTGAGGACGAACCATTTCTAAAAAATGTCGAGAAAAATGAAGTTCAATTTGGCTCGACTGATAGTTTAAAAGTAAGACTCAGAACTGAGCAGAAGATTACTGATTCAGGTTTACGCGCCGAGTATTTTATTGAAAAAGTTTTAGAACACAGAAAAGGGGCAAGACAGTTAGAACTTGATTTTGAAAATGATGATAAAGAATAAGCCTTCGGGCTTATTTTTTTTTGTGCGGAATCCTTGACTATACACGTTGAAACGTGTACTACAATAGATGTAGTCAAGGAGGTGATGCAATGAGAAGCGACAAACCACGACACAAAAAAGCGCCGTCCGCAAAAGAGGAACGACGCGATGCCATTAAGGAATGGCTCGAGATAGCAACACTGCTTGCAGGCCTTGCGAAGCTACTCGGAATCATTAAGTAA